TGCGCAAGAGTAACACGTTGCGACATCGAGAAGATGTTCGGGTCTGAGACTGGGAGGACATCTACCCGACCATCAAAGTCTTCGGCCTTAACCTGCGATGGTGCCCCTGCAACCTCATAGGGGTACATCGGGGGGAGGTTTTCAGCGAAGATACGCGCAAGCAACCGGAACTCCGCTCGTTGCGCGTAGTGCATCCGTTTATGAATCGCAGACATGACTTTCATGCCTCGCTCCAACATAGCAACCGTGGTCCCCACAGGAGTGTCTTGACCCATGTCCGACATCTGCTGATCAGCTAACGCAACAAACCTACGCCCATCGTTCACCAGACCGCCCAGCATGGACGCAAGAGCCCCAGACGGCTCCTTGTAGGGTAAAGGAACAATAGCGTCTCTAATGCTCCCTCCGGGCGCGTCAATGTCCCTCCACTCTCCAGGCTGCAGTGGCTCATCATCGTTGCGTACACGCACTCCACGGGCCTTAAAACCAGCCGGAAGGTTAGACAGCGTACCAGCGTCGATCAACTGGCGTAGCAAACTCGTAGCCGCACGGCCCAAACCACCAATCATGTGGATCAAACCAAAGCCATAAAACCCCAAACCAGGAGTAAACTTGTAATGCACAAAGAACTGACGCTTGCGCTTGAGAATATCACCCTCGTCATAGTTCCGACGGATCGCCATAACCTGACCAGAAGACTGATCCAAAGTCACAATGTAAGGAAGGTTGATGCCCGTAGGCTCCCCAGTCATGGGATCAACGTCCTCAAAACCCTCAATGTCAAGAGCAGCGTGAATCTCCAAAACCGTCAGAACATCTTCACTGTAGTTCTTGGACAACCCCTCAAGCTCATTAACCTTCTGACGTACCGGATCCTCTTCCTCGTCATTCGACGCACTAAGATCCACATCACGGTAAACCCCAGCATATTGCATCTTGGCAACGTCATTCGCATCCATGCGAAGAACATGCGTCACACGAGACGCCGTAGCCAAATCAGACGCTGAATACGGAACAACCAAATCTTGAGCCGGAATAAACTTGGACACCGCACGTTGCTTCGTAGGGTCAAAGTAAACTTTCTTAAACGTAGAACCAGATAACGGTAAATAATACAGCATCTGATCCATGTCCGGATCATACTCTTCCATCACTTCCGTAATCTGGAAGTTCATAAAGTCCTTAATGCGAACAGCCTGCTGCTCGCGAGCCGCGTCCTTCAGTCCAAGGACCGTGGTCCGAACTGGACCTCCGGAAGGTAAAAGCTCCTTATACGCTTGAGCTTGGAACTGCGTAACACTCTCCGCAACCAAAGGGTGCGTAATCCCACTCGCACCCTCAAAAGGAGTAGATCGCTCTTCAGTCTTAATACCAAGAAGGTCCAACCCTTTAACATACGATGTCTCCCACTCGGACCGCGACTCCAGGTCCTCTTCATACATGCTGCGTAAATCAGACGACAACTCGCCAAGAATGCTCTCGTCTAAATATTCCGCCAAGTTGGCGTCGAAAGGAATCAATTCCTCCTGGGGAATCTCCGCTGCCATGTCGATAGCCTGAACAATCGCGCCACCCTGACCGTCAGCTATGACTTCCGCGCCGCCCGGGAATGTTTCCGGAGAAGGAATGTCAATCTCTAAATCAGGAAGACCTGCTGTGTCGTCGAGATCTAACCCCGGTGCGACCATGTTTGGTGGTAGAGCCATTAGAATGTTCCTTTAAACTTGGAGCCCTTTACTTGACCGCCGTCTTTAAATCTCGAGTAGTTTGTATTTTTAGGGCGGGGCACATTCGCTCTTCCGCCACCGTCTACAGTGGCACCCATTTCTTTCAGTTCCTCTTGGTACTTCCGGTCTTTTTTATTTTCGCGGCGGTTGAGCAAAGCGGCGGTCAACGCTCTAAGCGGGGTTACTCCACCCTGATCGAGCAGTGATCTATCCACTTTACGGTTTTTAGGTCTCTTTGCCATCAGTAATACTCCCTTTTCTTAGGACGCCATTCTAGTTCGTCTTCCTCTTCGCCCTTCAGAGAGATAAACCCTCCCTGTCTAAAGCGCATGAGTGCTAAAGTCATACTATCACAGAAGTCATCGTTTTCGCCATTAGGAAATGAAACTACTTCTTCGATCACTTCGTCCGAAAATTTTTCTTCCATGGGTGCCCACACCATACCAGCTTCGAACAATGGAGCAACCATATGCATTCTACTGACCTTATCAGTTCCTTTGCCCGGTGAGAAGCCTAACGCAGGAATACCACGGAGCCGCAACTCGTCAATGAGCGGTGTACCCGTCGCTTTCGCTTCGACCAACACCATATCCGGCTCCCAATATTCGTGCTCCTCATAGGCAATCTCCTTGAGTTCAGGGAAATTCCAACGCCCACGACGAGCGTCCAGCAGTACAATGTTGTCTGGGCCACCCTCCTCCGGCTTGAATATCCCCCACGTCGTGATCGCAGAGTAATCCGCCGTCTGTTTCTTAGAGAACGCCGTGTCATACGCCTGCACAACATAACTCAAAGGAGGGATCTTCTCCTTCTCCCAAGCTCGCCACCACTCCCGTTTGATAATAGCGGACTCAGATGAGGTCGGTGTCTGCTGCCACTGAGCGTTCCACTTGCCAACAGGCAACGACGCTTTGATCGAGAGCAAAGCATCTTTTTCCCAGAACTCAGGCCACAATGGCTTGTCTGAGGGTAAAATAGCAGGGAATTCAACTACTTCCCACTGGTCAGACATCAGATCGCTGCCTTGAGCCGCCAACAATCTACCCGTCAAGTCCTTCTTGCCCCAGCGCGTCATGACCAAAATGATCGAACCACCAGGCTGAAGCCGCTGTCGTGGACCAGAAGTGTACCACTCGTAAGCGTGATCAAACGCTGTGTCGCTTAACGCGTCTTGTTCCGAATGAGGGTCGTCAATGATAAGCAAGTCCGCACCGCGGCCAGTGATAGCTGCGCCCACACCCGCAGCAAAGTACTCTGCACCCGCCGTAGTGCCCCATTTGCCCGCGCCTTTATTGTCTTCTTTGAGATTTGTGTTCGGAAAAATATCTTTATACGCTGGATCATCAATTAAATCCCTCACTTTACGACCAAACCGTACCGCCAACTCAGTGTTGTGCGTGGCTTGAATGATTTTTAACTTTGGATTTCTACCTAGAAACCAAGCAGGCATCAAGTAACTTGCAAACTCAGACTTCGAATGCCGAGGCGGCATGTTAATAATCAATCTTTTGAGTTTACCTTGTGCAACAAGTTCAAGTTTTTCAGCGATGATCCGGTGATGCTGACCCTCGATGAAGTTTTCATACACATGATGCGCAAACGGCATGAACTTTTCGGACGCTTCCTCACGAAGATCCAACCGTTTCTTGGCCTCGGTCAAGGCCAAGATCTCTTTTAACGCTTCCTCGGGTAAAGCCTGTAAGTTCATTACACTCGTCTAAACGGTAAACCCGCCAAACCCGCTGGGGTTTGTTGCGCAACTGTAATTGGTTGCACGTTGGGTGTTGGTACTACGAAAGCTGGTTGGGCTGAAGGAGTAAGTGGCGCTAAGTTATAGGGTGTCGCAGCCGTATACGGTGACGAAGGCGCTGCGACCACAACAGGGAGAGTACCGGGGTCCGCGGGCAACGGGCCTTGCGTAGGAAACGGCGTCTGGAAAGGATCAATCTCACAAGCGTTTGTCTCCGGATTCATCCGGTAACCCTCCGGACAAGGATCAACAGTACCAGTATTAGTACCAGTACCAGCCGTGCCAGGGTCAATCGACTCCCCAAAAATCCCACGAGCGTCGTCCGACTGATTAGTAACACCAGAAGACTCTGGGACTCGGATCTTATCCATAGCCGCGGCCTGATCAATGCTCGGATCGCCAACTTGGGCATTGTTACTCCGCCGTCCTGTATAAGTTAAAGGAGTGCCCTTACCATCCACGGACAGAGAACCAATGATCTGACCCCCCTCCATAACCGGGACATACCGAGCCGTAGCCGAGTTAGCTATTCCAAGGGCCGAAGCAATACCGCTCGGCTCATAGATCCCCGCTAACTGCTCATAAGCACGGCGCTGGTCCATGTCCGCCAAATAATCTATACCTTGGAATGTCGGAAACCCAGACAGAGCGCCGAACCGAGGCTCGTCTAACCTCTGGCCCAGAGCGTCAACCGAAGCAACATACTGATCTGCCGTAATCCCCGCGTTGTCCAACATATTAGTAGCGTTACTCGTTAAAATAGCGCCCGATTGCGTACCCATCCCATACGGATCAACCGCCGCAGCCATACGTTGTGTCCGAATACGATCTTGGAACTCTCTGTCCACACCGCCAGGAGAAGGCAATGTTTTGTCTAGCAGGTCACCCCCAACATACTCCTTATTATCAAAAGGCGTAAGGGTATTTAATAGGTTCTGGTATGCGCTGTTGACCTTATTGCTGCCAGGAGCAGGAACAGGAGGCATGAACGCAGAGGGGTTAGCTTTAAACTGCGCAGCAAAGTCCTTACCCGATTGACTAGGAGACGTGTAAATGCTCGACGACTTGTTCGACGCCGAAGTCCCAACCGAAGGCTTCTTCGCAGACGCCGAAGCCGCCGCCATCTTCTTGTCGTAAGAGGAATCACCAAAAGAAACCTTCTGAACACCCTTGCCCGCAATGTTTACAGCCTGACCATGATACCCCGCCTTCGAAGCCTCCGTCAGATTCTTAAACGTAGGG